ATCTTGGCCTGCCGCTGCATCTGCCATGTTTTCGTTGCTTCCTCGTCCTTCAGCGCATCCGCCTGCTGCCTGTCGTTTATTCCCCCCTGCACTGAGGCTGCAAAGGCCCTTGCGTGGCCTCCTGGCCCCTGACCGGCTGCTAACCCTCTCCCCGCGCCCTGGAGCGCTGCTGCGCCCACCCTGGCCCATTGTTGGGCATGTGTCATGGGCGGGTGCTGAATGAACTTGTTGCCGTCCTGGTCGATGTAGACTTCCCCGCCCTGGGTGCCGGTCAGAAACTTGCCTACCTCGTCTATGACCCCTTGCATCCCGTGGCGTCTCAGCGGCTGGAGAACGACCGGCGCGGCGCTCGGGGTTGCCGGTGCGATACCCTGCGCGGTCTGCCATGCCTGCGTCTCGGCCTTAGCTGCCGGGTGCGAAGCCGCGATCATGGCATCGCTCGGCGGCGCGGGCGGATTGCTGCCAGTGGTCGGCGGCGGCGAGCTGGTGCCGCTGTCCGCTGGCGGCGGCGGCGGCGGCGGTGTCGCCGTCGAGGGTCCAACTCCGATGTCTGGTGCGTCTGCGTCTGCCATAGTCCCGCCTTAGATGTATTCAGAGCCTGAATTTTGGGTCGCTTGATAAACCCCTTGATAACCGCTTGTATCAGCGCCGCTCCCCGGCGCTAGGCTCCCCCCAGGGCCATCCCTCCTATCTCGCCCGCCGCTCCGATCGCCGCATTGATCCAACTGTTGTTTTCCTGCGCGATCTGGTTTGCCGTCGAAGCCGCCGCACCCCCGGCGCTGGTGGCCGCCCCGGAGAAGCTAACCGGGCTTACCATCTGCGCGGTTGTGTTCATCCCCTGCGCCGCATTCAGCCAGTTTTGATAGCCCTGCGTGTATGACGACTGCGTAATCCCTAGCCGCTGGCTGGCCTCCTGGCTGGCGGCGCTAGACGCCAGCTCTCCCTTGATCGTCGCCGTGGCCCCGCTCGGGATCGCGATGTTTCCGCCGCCCTGCGCGGCCAGCTGTTCGCCCACCGCTTGCGCGGCCTGCCCGTAGTTCTGCGCGGTCTGGTCGGTAACCTGGGTATTCAGGTTGGCTTTTTCTTCCGGCGAGAATCCCTCCTGGTCCGGCCCTTTGGCGAAGATCGGCGCATATACGGAGCGCATCTGCGCGAGAATGTCTTGATCCTGACCCCAGGATGTCTGCTGTTCCTGCATAGCCTCAGACATGAACTGCTGCTGCTGCTGCTCGATCTGCGTCTGTTGTGGAGCTGCGCCGCACATAGTCAGACCCCGATTTCTTTCTCCAACCTAAAATCTTTAGTTTTCGAGAAATTTAGTTTTTTCATCGCGAACGAGACCAGGCCCTGAGAGTGACTGTCAAAAGCCAGATGACTAACCCCGTGGTCGCGCAGCTTCCCTTCTAGCCAGTCCAGCCCCACCATCAGCGCCCGCCCTACTCTCAGCGCCTGATCGCGTGTGTATTCGGGCGCAAATTGGATGTGAATGTCTACCGAATTTGCATCCATCTGGTGCAGCTTCAGAAAGAAGACTCGCCCCTGGCCATCGAGAAGCACGTAACTATCACGGGTCGCGGTTTGTTCCAGCCAGAAGTCCGGCGCGGTTAAATCCTTGTGGTCGGGATCGGCCAGCGTCCAGTTAATCGCAAACGTGCGATCGGTCTCGTCAACCGGCCTCAGCATATAGCGATCAAAGTGGAATGTGCGGCTGGCGCTCATGGCAGGATCGACCTCCGTGTAGGCACGATGGTTTTCCCGTAAAACTGGCGGGTGATGCCGTCAACGTCCGTGGACATGGCGGGCAGCGACGAAATAAAAACCGGGCTTAGTTTTAAATGCTGCGGCAGATCGGGCGGCATCTGCGGCGGCGGCTGCACGGGCAGCGGCGCTGTTATCCGGCGCATGTTCGACGTGTCCACAGCTCGGCTTTGTGCGGGGGTTGGCATTATCCGGGTTGCTCCTTCCGTTCTCCGTACTTCGCGCCGTAGATGGCGTGCGACAACAGCTCGTCGCCTTCCGCCTGGTCCGGCCAGCTAATCAGGATCTGGCAGTGCGTGCATTTCGGGCATTCTCCGTCCTGGCTGGTAACGTAGCGATCGGAGTAAAGCGTCTCCGATGCGGAGAGGGTCGGCGGGTCCACGCTGGTGTAGTCCAGCATGTCAAATGAAATCGTGGCGGATTCCGCTATCTCGTCGTAGAGCATCCCCACCTGGGGCCGATCGCCGGTCAGAATCGAGTCCAGCTCGATGTGCGCGACCTCCGCGACTTCGCCGGTCTGACACAACACCACGTTGCCTAAAACTCCGTAGCAATTCCCCTCCCCATAGGTCTTGCCGTTGTCCGTGAACACCGAAGTATCCCGCATCAGGATTTGCCCGGTCCCCTCGGCGTATGAGACTGTGCCGGTCTCGGGGACGGCGGGCGTTATCTCGGGTAGCAAGCTCTTGACCTGGTTTAGCAGGATGCGATTGCCGGAATAGCCAACAAGAATGAACGACTGCCCGTTGAGCGCGGGCACGGTGGTAAGCCCGTTGAGCGTGACCGTGATTAACGGGTCCACCAGCGGCGCATCGAGAGTAAGCGTGATCGTCGCCAGAGGATTGTCTGAGGGGTCACTGGCAAAGCCAATCAGGATTTGAATTTCCTGTATGTTTCGCGTGCCCGAATCGTTGGGGCCTACTAACAATTCCCATTGCCCGGTGGCTACTTCCACGCTCTGCACGGCGCTGGTGCCGCCTACGATCGCCGCGAACGGCGACCAGAGAAAACCCGTTTCAGGCGGCGCAACCGGCGAGTATCTAAACCAGCCCACCGCACCATCCGCAACATAGAGCGCGGTATCTCCCGATTTCTTCTCGTGCCAAGTGACATAGGTTGTCGCTGGATCGAAAAGCGTATCCTCAAAACCTCCGGTGCTCATCTGCGTAAACTGGTCCCCGATCGGGAAGCCATATTCGACGTAGCCAGCTCCGGGGTCCAGCTCTGCCCCCTTTTGATTATTTGTAAAAAGATAAAAAGTAGAACCCACAACTTCTATAGCGTCATAATTTAAAACCCCTAAATTTTTCATGTAGACAACCGGGTAGAACGGCTCCGCAGCCGTGCCGTTGCCCAGGATGGCGTACACGTTCGCGGTGCCGAAGACCAACAGCGCCGCATCGTTGGTCACCGATGAGACCAGGCGGGTTAATTTCTCGGAGAACTGCAACACGTTATTGCCGGGGAAAGCCGTTAGCCCGTTGCCTACAACCGTGTCCGGCCCGCCGCTCCAGATCACTTGCGAGCCGTTGCTAATCATCCAGACACGCTGCAAGTGATATTCCGGCGCGGTAGCGCCCACGGGCGGCGGGTTGTTCGCGCCTATGGCATTCAGGGGAGCTGAAATCAAAGGATTGAGCGCGGCGCTGGTCGGGTCGGTGTCTACGAATGTCCAGCTGGTTGCACTGCCGGGGATCGGGTTGGGGATCGAGGCACGAAACACCATCACCGCGCCGCCCTGGTCGGTGCGCCAGATCCAAATTTGATCGCATTGCGGATCTGCCGGACTGTTCCCTATGACGTTCACAGAGAAGCCGCCAGCTGGCCCCAGGATGCCGTTAGGGATAACCGCTGCCGGTGACGCGGTAGTTATGCTGCCGTCCACACAATGAAACGAGTAGGCGTATTGAAACCCGCCCGTGCAAAGCACTGAGCCAGGGCCTGCACACGTCCAGGTCAGATCCGCGTCGAATACAACCCCGCCTACTGTAGTGCTCCAGACTGGCTCCGTCGCGCCGCTGGTGCTGGGCACGCTCGACGGTGCGCCCACGGGTGCGCCGGTCGTGCATATCTGCAAATTGCCGTTGCTGTCGAGGATCGCGGTATCTAGAAACGTGTAGGTGTAGGGCGACCATGTTCCCAGATTCCCGCAGTTCGTCCAGAGGATCGTGTTCCCGTCCTGCGTGACGCCCTGAAACTTCCCTGACCATGTTGGCTGCGTCGAGCCGGTGCGCCCAAGGTTGTTAACCCCGCTTACGACTTCTATGTTTTCGTTGGCATCGAAAACGGGATACCACACTGACGGACTGCTCAAGGGTTGCCAGTAGGTAAGATTCGACGGCGTGTTGAGGATCGGCGCGGAGGTTGGGCCTGCCAACGACAAATTTTGCACCGCTGGCCCCTGACACATCCATGTCACCGTCCCGTCTGTTGTGCTTCTGCCGGTGTTTTGCCATGCTGGAGCGGTTGAGCCGCTGAGTCCTCCGTTGCTCGCCCTGCCGCCGCCAAATCCTGAGTCGGTTATCACTCCGGTTGCGGGACCGTAGTAGAGGAAATACGTGCCGTTCGTGAGCGGAGTTAGCCCGAATTGCGCCGGTAGGTTGGGGTCATAGGGCAACCGCTGCCCGTTCAACTGTGTGAAGCTCGTCATGCCCCCGAACTGCACATTACCGCCTGGGGTCCATTGCGGCGAGGGGGTAGTCCAGATGACTAGCAAGACATAGTGCGGTGACAAGCCCCCGGTAGAAAGCACCTGCACGCTTTGCACTTGTAGGCTGGCCGCCGCGTTGCTGATGACCTCTTGAATGTTGCCGCTGGGGTCAACTATGAAATCGCCGCCGTTGTACTGCGTGTTCGGCTGCCATGTCTTCGCGGCTTGCGTCCATTTCATTTGCTGTAGGTCGTTGGTCATTATCAGCTGCGTACCAACACCCAGAAAGCGCGTGCGGCCCGCGTTGGGCGGCTTGCCGAAAAGCGATGTACCGGCAGGGTGCCCCGCTGTCACGTCCCAGACTTGACTTAGGGAATCGCCCAGAATGACGACTTGCTGCACGTTGCTTTGAATATATTTAAAACTATAAAAACTAAAAATAGGAGGGTAGTAATTCGGGTTATAGACGATCAGCCCCGCCCGTCTCTGAAATGTGAGCTTGGCGGTAATCTCGCGATTCAGCCCGTCGATCAGCGAATCAAAGCGCGAGGCCCCATAGAACTTGCCATACAGGTACGGCACGGCGGCGTCACGTAGCGGGCTGCGCTGCGTCCACAGCCCGGTGATGTAGCGATCCATCGACAGCGGCGCGTACTGCGTCGGCTCATGGGCTACGCCCGCAGTTTCCAGAGGCCCAGACATTTAGGTGCCCCTTCCCGCTGTGCCCTGTTGGGTCGCGGCCTGCGAGCGCATAACCGTTCGCGTCATGTTCATCCAGTTGGACAGGAACAGATCTCGCGCCTGGTCATCGAGACCGTCTTGCAAGGAGAGAATGCGAGCCAAAAACCAGCGCTCGAAAACAGGGAAGCGCGAGTCATTCACCAGTAAACTTAAAAAAGCTAAAAACCCAAGATTGTAAACATGGGCGAAATAATCGGGGACCACATCCCACATCGAAGCCGGGGAGCTGATGAGACCAGGGCTGCGTTGATAGTCGCCCGCGACCGTGTACACCGCATCGGGCGTGTTCTTCACGCGAAAGGTTATCGTTCCCTGGTTGTCGTTGTACTGCGGCGCTATCAGTGTCGGGCGGCTTTGCGTCGAGTCTTTGCCCAGAGATATAGCCCCGTTGAGCGCGAAGTTTTTCCCGGTTGAATCGCTGATCCATTGCGTCTCGATGAATCCAAAATCGGGAATCGGAACGGGGTAATCGGTGAGGCCGGTCTGAGTAGGGAACTGGAAGCTACGGCGATTGAAGGGCCAGCGGAACGGCGGCGCGAGGATGGTTTGCAGCACCAGGTTGCCCGCGAAAATTCCCGGCTCCTGGCCGTTGACATAGATCGGCTGGTTTTTTAAATATGGCCGGACGAAGTTTGCCGAATTTTGTACAGTCAGCGTGACCATGACGGCTACCTAGTACGGCGTTGATGGGTCTCTTGGGTTCCTCATGCCTGGGTAAACCGCATCGACGGGATAGCTCGCCGGGACCAGGCCGTACATATTCAGCTCTTTATCTCCAGATTTTTTAATTTCTAAAAGGCTGGAAATCCATTCCTGATAATCCGGCTGGAAGCGCTGCCGGTCCTTGGGATCTGGCGAAGCATCGAGCGCATAAGCCCGATAGCCCTTGCGGAAGTTCCGCGCCTGGTCGTCGGGGATGGGATCAATCATCTGGTCAAACGTGGTGAAGGTCGGCGGCAGCATCTGATAGCGCGGGATAATCTCCCACACTGGCCCGGTCCCCCCTGGCAGCGGGTACACGCGAAAGCCCTTGGAGTTAGGCGAGCAAATAATCCAGCTCATCGTGCCATCAGGTATGATCTGCCCTTCTGCTGGCGCTGGCCCTAGCGACGGCGGCGTTGCGCCGGTTGTGCCGAACGTCCACACGCTTAGAATTTGCCCCTCGAAGAGAATCCCCATCAGCGGGTTGAACTGCACGGGGTTGCTGCCCGTCACCAGCGGGTAGTAAGTCACATTCGCCCCTGGCCACGCGCCTAGCTTCATGTGTCCGTTAAACATCCAGCAAACGTCTGTGATCGGCCCCTGACAGTAGCTGGTCGTTGGGATGTCTTTGCGTGCGGTGATCTGCTGTAGCGGCTTGGGATTCGACGTATTGTTGATGTCGATTCGATCGGCATTTTCCAGCCAGCCGATATTGTTGTTAAGCCCCGGCGAGGGGTAGTCCTGCTGCCAGGAGTTCGTCCAAAACGCATCGGCCAGCTGGCGATTCCACTTCCAATTGAAGCGCTCGGAGATTAGATCGCTCATCACATCGTTGCCGATGTCGAGCGCGAGCTGCGAGCCATAACCGGCAGGGTGATTAAGCGGAGACGGCACACCCTGCGCGGTTATGTGATCGATGACAGCCTGAAGCGAAATGGTAGAGTTTCCCATTTTTATTTTTTAGAAACTGTGGATGCTACGACCGCCGCCTGGTCGGTTGCGAACGTTATCCCAATGCCCACACTCGCATTTGCGGGGTGCGGCTCAATGGTGCTGGCAGGCGTCCCGCGCTCTACAGCAAGATTGTTGGGATCGCTGCTGTTGGTAACCGTCATGTACTCAGAGTCGATCTGGAGGACCGTCCCCACGCCTACGCTCGTTTCTGGCGCGTTTTCGAGTGCAACGGTGGTGTCCGTCTCCCCGTCCATCGGCAGCGCCAAGATGCCCCACTCTCCCGGCTCCGATTGCGTGCCTGCGGGTGGCGGAGCTGGCGGCTCGGTTGGCCTGATGCCGTGCTGATCGAGGGTTGCCCAGATCGTGTCTATCTCGGTCTGCAATTCCTCAACAGTCGGCGGATCTGTTTCGGCGGCCTGCTGTGTGGGTGGTATGGCTTTGGGTGTGGCTTTGGCGGGTTTTTGTGGCGGCTGCGTCTGTTCTTCTTCGTAGTTGTTTGCCATCGCTCGGCTCCGTTTCTTCGCTGGTTTGGCCGCTTTGACGGCGGCTTTTTTCTTAGTAGGCATCGCGCCCCCTTCAGACTCGATCGGGAATGAACGGCACTCCATCGCGTTCAAACGTGAACGATGGCCCCCGAATCTCATCAAGCCCAGATTCCTGGGACATTTCTAAAAACTTGTCATATATAAGTTTTAGTTTTGTATATTCCTCGGGGTGTGACTTTCTCAGCGAGGGATGCGGGGTGAAGATTTTCATTCGGCAGCGCAGGCATTGCAGCAACCAGGTGTAACCGTCGAGCATCTGCGTGCGTACTATGCACGGCTTGCCATCGCCCGCGTACACGTTCTGCGGCCTTCCGCCCTGGCGGTGGCGGCAGATCGACTGCGCCATTTCCATGTTGCGCCGCTCGGCGGCTACATCGGCCTGGATCTGGCGATTGTGGGCCTCTACCGCTTCTTTGCGAGCCAGCCGCCGCGCATTGTCATCTTTAACCCGGTCTAAATCTAAAATCTTAGCTTGCAGATCTGTCGCGGCAATGAGCCGCTGCATCTCTTCCAGGCTCATGTGCTGAAACTCTTGCGGGATCGCGGGCAGCGCTTCTTTCGATGGTTTGGGCATGAGGCATCCAACCTTTCGGAGTGAAACTCAAATTGAGGGGTGCGCGGGCTTATAGGTGAGAATCAATCCCCAAATTGCTGTACACCCGTATAAAACCCGCGCTCTCCAGCGCCGCATTCGCGTTAGGTGTGTCGGAGGGACGGCAACCCATTGGCACACCTACGCGGGCGGCAGGTTAAGACTTAGGTTGTCTGGGGTACTGCATCCCAACAACGGGCGCGGCTCGTCGTATCTGGCGGCGGGCCGAAAGCGAGAATCGCGTTATAGGAAACGCCCCCACCGATAACACCCGGAGGGTCGGCCTGGTTGCCCATCTGGTATTCGCCCATCCACAGTTTCATGTTTTTGTAATTCCCATCGTCAACATCCGTGCGGTTCTCACGGTTGAGCTTGATGGTGATGGCGGCGTCACGTCCGGCGCAGTAGGTGCGAATAGCCGTGTTGCCGGTAGCTTTCCAGTTGGGGGTCTGAGTGCAATTAGTGCTCGCCATCCAATGAACACCGAACAGCTCAATAATGCGGATGCTGTCGCCGTCCTCTGGGTCGGGCAGCTCAGACAACTTCATCTGTCCTTCTGCGGTGTGCTTCCAGATGTCCACGATGCTGTTATTGGACGTGTCGAGCGCGACCATATCAGCAATGAAGAAGGGGTGAATCTTGCCGCCAAAGTAGCCGGTGTCCAGTTCGGCCACGTTCTGACCGCGCAGGCTGAAAGGTGCCTGCTCGATCATCGCCTTTGTGAAGTTGGGCGATCCTACCGTAGCGTCCAGGTTGGCAGTCTTCGGATCTAAAATCCTTAAATAATCGAAGATTGCCATTATCAAATCATCGACGGACAGGCCAAGGCGATACGCCATTTCACGGCGCAGCGCGATCATGTCATCGCTGATCGAGGTAACCAGGGCCTTGTCGCTGATGTTGAGGTAATCCGCCCACTGGCCAAGAACATAGTCTTGGAAATTGGCGGTGGTGGTGATGCCGGTTCCCACCGTGCCCTCGGCCTGTTCCTGAGTATTCGCGGGGAACACTGGCCACATGAAATTGCGGTAAATTTGACCAGACTTGGCAGGCATTGGCAGCCTGGTCGTCATCCGCATCATCACCAGTTTCGCTTTTAGGTTTTCTAAAAAGTTTTTATTATAAAACGTTGAAAAGGCTGCCTGCGGCATATTGCCGGATTGCATCGAGGCTGGCGAGAAGCCATCGCAGAATGCAGCTCCGGGGTGTGCAGCACAGGACAGCGCATAGCGCGAGGTAACAACGATCGCAGAACCTAGCGCAACGATCAGTTGGAGGATTGGGAAAACAACCCAATCGACCAGCCAGCGGGTAAGCCTCTCTGTCGGCATGGCAGTGCTCCGGTCACGCACTGCAAACTAAAAAACCGGGAGTTTTTAGTTTGCAGGCGCAACAGTGAGCGCAGCGACAGCCACAGCAAAGCCAGGTTCCGTTTCAAGTTTTCTACGGTACTCGGCACTGCTCATCGCGTCGATCTGCGCTCGGGTGTACTTCGGCGTTTGTGATGCTGGAGCGGGCGCAGGGCTTGCGTGGTTCGCCCTGCGGTAGCTCGCAGCGCCTCTAGGCCGCCGTACAGTGACCGGAGTTTCCGCCGGGTGCGCGTCGGGTGATGTGGCGTCTGTGTCCTCTTCGGGCACGAACAGGCCCTGGTCGGACAGCTCGTTAAACACCGCGTCGAGAATTTCGGAAGTGATATTTTCATATCCCCCCGCCCTAATGACTGCGGCATCGTTCATTAACTTGTAGTTGGTCGGATGCTTCGGGAAATCTGGCCGGTTGATCGACCAGGCCGTTTGTATGGCGGCAATACGCTTCACCGTTTCCTGATTGGCAAACGAGCTGAAGTCGAAGCCTGTATGACTTTCTATAAGTCTGGTAAGTGCGGCAGGGGCCTTGGCCGGGTTGGATAGATCGGCGGTGAGTGCCATCTGCTCACCCGCCGATAGCGGCGCTGGCTTCGGAGGGGTAGACGCGGCCCCTGTCGCTGGTCGGGCGGTTCCGCTGCCGTTAGGCTCGGAAGATCCACCAGGCCGGGTAGTGGTTAATTGTCCGCGTAGCTCAGAGATGGTGCGCTGGCCGTGCTCTACAGTCTTGGCCGCTTTGTCGAGAATTTCTTCCCGTGTTCGGCCCCAGACACGTAAAGGGTGCGTTCCATCTTCAGGATCGATTTCGAGGCAGAGTCGGCCCGATTGATCGGGCTTGCCATCATTCAGCCAAGTGCGTGCCATACCTTCGGGGGAACCTTTTCGAACAAATTTGGCATACAACGCATTTGTTAAGATCTGGCAATTTTTAAAACTAAACTTCTATTTTTTTAATTTGTTCTTGCACCATGAGCTGTATATCTCGCATCACGGTTTTGAAGCATGAAACATAAGCCCATTCGTTGACGATCTTTTCTTTGTTGCTCAGCGGATCTTGCGAGGACAGCAATGTAACACCTTTTTCACGATTCGCGATAGCCGAATTTAATAACCTCAAAAATATGCCGAATCCAGGCTCGTGGATGAGCCGCCGCAGCCAGGTGCGGTCTTCATCGGTGAGCGGTTCGCCGTTCGCTTTCGTTTCGCCCAGCGTAACCGTTTCCGGGTCGGCTTCCATCGCGGGGTCGCGGCCCTCCATGAGAGCCGCGTGCTCGTCACTCAGCGGTAGTCCCGTTAGATACCGTTCCAGTTGGTCTGCCAAGCGCTTCCCTCAGTACCGCGTCAGTGTACGCCAGAACCACGGGAACGTTGTCAGGGAACGAGCGCCACTCGACGCCCCGCACCCGATGCCGGTAGCGAACAAGTTTCTTATGGCCGTGGAGTCGCACGCGAAACCCATAGTGAAATTCGCGGTACTCGGCAAAGGCGGTCATAGACTGGCCCTTGTCGCGGAACATCGCTTGCAGCTGATCGATCGCGAAGTGTAGGCGCTTATGCTTCCACTCTTCCAGCTTTTCGCCGCCCAGGTCGATCGCCTGCTGCGTGCGTAGCGTCTGCCGCTCGACTTCCATCAAGCGCCGCGCCAGCCAGCCGCGCAGTCCCCAATTTTCCAGCGCCGTGTACCCAGGGCTGATTTCTTCTTTGGTGGTCGCCATGTACAGCCGCTCGGCTGTAATCTTATCTTTCTGTGTTTCTAAAACCATAGCTTTTTAACGTCTCCTGTAGCCGAAGGTAACATGAGACGTTGCCTCGCGCAAGCGCCTTTAATTACCCTGCAATTACATGCTCAAGAAATACATTCTCGATGCGAACGGCAACCCGGTGGTTTGCACCGATCTGATGGCATGGGCGGCGTGGTATGAGACGGGGGACCAGCGCAGGCTAGCGTTTGACCAGGTTGGGGAAGTTAAAATCTCGACCGTGTTTTTAGGTTTAGATCACAACTTCGCGATGACCGGCCCGCCGATCCTCTGGGAAACCATGATCTTTGGCGGGCCATTTGACCGCGAATTATACCGCTACACTACGCGGGATCTGGCGCTGATCGGTCATGCTGAGGCCCTGCTGATGGTGAAAACTACCATGCGCCACAAACAGCACGTTGAGGGGAAACGCCACAAATGGGAGACTTAGGGAACCCGCACTATAACACCGCAGAAGACGAGCCAGCCGAAATGAGAGTGATCGAGCTGAACGAAGACGACTACACCACAATGCTGCTCGCGTTGGGGATCGCTGCCGGTGCCGTGGCCTCAGACAAGGGGCCAAGCAATCTGAGCATGAAGATAATCGAGCTAGGCAAGCGAATCATGCAGGCTCAAAGTTTTTAGATTTTTAGAGCCGCCGCCAGCGGCCACGGGGGAACTTGCGATGTAACTCCCCGAACAAAGTCGGGGCCTCCGGGGGAGCTGGCGGCTTAGGCGCTGCCCCCACAGCGTTTTCTAAATTCGCGAGGCACACCAGGCAAGGCCCGCGCCGCCCTGTGTCTACGCGGTGCATTGTCGGCTTGGCGCATTTCTTGCACCAGAATGAAGCGGCGACGGTTCCCTTAGTGAAATGTTCAGGCATTTTTTTAAAATCCCGGACACCCTACCTTGGTTGAAAGGGTAGCAATAGGGTGTCCGGCCCCATTTTCTGATTCCAAAACGAATCAGTGCTCGCGAGTCTACACCTCTCAGCCTCAGCGATGCAGATGTAAGTTGAATCCGCCAAAAAAGTAGAGAAGTAAAACGACGATCAGCACTAACCCCAGGATTCCGATGCCGCCGCCCGTTCCCCATCTCTGATAGCCGTAGTAGCCACCGCCGCCGCCAAAGAGCACCACCAGCACAATGATTATCAAGATCAGTCCCATGTTTTCCCTCCCTACTGCGCGAGCTGGATAGCTACGGTCGAGTACGCGGGAACATCGGCCTTCACCATCGCTTCATCAGCGGGCGCGGCCCTTAGATCCTGCTTAGTTAGTGAGTTATTGCCCAGGGTGAATAGCTGGCTGTGCGTCGGCTTGATGCCCAGGTGCGAGAACTTCACCCGCAGCCCGCTAACCGCCGTGGCCGTGGGATTGATGAGCACCAGAGTATCTGCTGTTGGGTTGTAGAACGTGATGGTAAGCAAGCCGCTCGGCGCTGTCGGTGGAACCACTACGTTGAAGCCTGTCTCTTCGAGGTTGAGATAATCGCTCGCGCAGAACAGCTGAAAGGCCATCAGCGACGGATAGGGCACATAGGCGGCGTTGTAGGGCTGCCCATCCTTCGGGGGGTTGCACATCAGCGGATCGCCGCCCTGAATCCCCTCAAGGCAGAAATACCCCCGGCTGTCTGCGGACATGAAGTAGACGATTCGACCAGGCGGCAGCGAGCCTTGCGCTACCACATCGAGAAAATCAGCAATCGCTACCGTGTTCCACAAAGGCCCATATACCGTGTCGTTCTGTACGTTGTTCGGCTGGTACGCATAGTTGGTGTTGTACTCACTGACGATGATCGGCGTGGTGGCCGCGTTGGGCTGCGAGCCTTTGCGAACGGTTTGCTCAAGCTGGCGATAGTAGTAGGCGATTCCGCCAGTCGGGTTTTGCGTCGTCTGGTAAGCCTGGTCCCAAGTCATCCCCGGAAGCAACCAGGTGCCGGTGATGTAGACGTGCCACGAAACGAAATCGACATAGGGCGCGGTGGCCCCGCTCAACAAGGGCGGTATCCAGCTGGCGATGTTGGCGGAGCTGGCCAGCGTGGGACCGCCTAGCTTGGCCGTGGGTGCGGCCTTTCTAAATTCCGGTCCCAAGGCCCCATAGAGTTTTAGATAGTTCCCCAGAGGATCGGACGGCGGGCAGAAACTGCCGTTGGCAACATCTGGCTCATTCCACAGTTCGTAATTCAATCCGGGGTGGAGCTGGTCCGTGTGCTTGACCGCCTGCGCCGCCAGCTGCGCCCACTTGGTTAGATTGCTCGGCATCGAGCATGGCTGCGGCCCCAGGCTCGGCGGCGTGCCGTAAATCGTAATCATGGGGCTTAACCCGTTCTGCGTGCCGCGTGACAACTGCCCATCCCAGGCGCTGTAGTTCGGCGTGTCGCCGTTGGCAAAGATGGTTTGAACGTTGATCCAGATACGATTACCGCGCAGGTTTACTTTGGTCAGATTGTCGATTCCGCTTTGACTCGAAACCGTCGAGCCTACACCGCCGCTGCCGAAGAAGTTCGGCGGCACGCTGACCGTGCTTGTGCGTCCACCAAAGTCCGCGACCACATCGGCAGGCTTGTGGTGATGGAACAGCCACCAGAGCACCAGGAAAGCCAGCACCATGACAAGGAAGGTGTACAGAAACATGAATTTATAAAATTTTGGGTTGCCTGCCATGATGCCGCCTCTCAGTCGTCGTCGTTGGATAGCTGGCCCGGTACTTTGCCCCTAGTGCCGCAGCGATCGCAGGGGATGCCACCAGGCCGAAGCCCGCAGCCGTCGCAGTCGGGACAGGTGATAACTGTAGCTTTGCCTTTACAGAACGGACACAGGACTTTGCAGCGGAATTTAAAAACTTCACGTCTAGCAATTATAGATTTTACTTTTCTAGCTTTCGGGCAAGGTTCGAGAATCGCGATGCTCATTGCGGATTCATCCCCCCTTCCAGCACTTGCTCATCCCCTTTGCGCTCGGCCAGCGCCATAGCGCGATTGAGCGGGACGCCTTCCTCGGTGCGCTCCATCGCTTTTTCGGTGATGGTGTTGGCGAGGTTGTCTTGTGACTGCGCGTGTATCTCCGCGATGCGGTTCTGTCCGCGTGCCTGCTCAACCTGTAGCTTGCCCTGATTCTGCGCCTGCATGGGCGCAGCCGTGGCCTGCTGCACGTTTTGCTTTTCCTGCGGGGTGAGAGGCCGGATGATGTCCGGCTGTTGTTGCAGCTCGGAAACCTGCATGAGTAGATCCACGATCGTGGCAAAGTCGATGGTGTCGCCGCGTGCGTGGAGAAACTGCAAGAGCTGCGGCTGCTGCACCATCTGCATGAAGAAGGGAATCACTTGTTGAATCCCCTGGCGCTTGGCCAGCTTTTCGCCAGCTAAAACTAAAACCTCAAATTCTGAATTTAAAAGTTGATTGACAAACAGGCTGTCGATCATGGCTTTGGAGTATTTCTCGGTGAGGATCTCGCGAATCTCCCACAGCGGCATATTCTCTTTCACCATGTCGATCAGCCAGTAAACGACGCGCACGATAACGCCCTCGGAGACCGCCTCGACCGGCGTTGACACTGTTTCATCGGCCTTGTTCGCGATGCGGCTCGCGCCGGTCGCTGTGCGTGCGGCGGAGCTGCCGGGTCCGGGTAGGTTGCCCTGCATAAAGGCGGAGTTCGCGCCGCTGATGTCGTCGGCGCTCTGCGAGGACATCTCCAGCATGTGCCACGCATCGGCGGGCACGTTGGGCATTTCTAAAAATCCAACCTGGCGTTTTAGATCTGCACCTGGCGGCATCCCCTCGATCTGCCAGAATCCGCCCAGTCGGTGAATCACGTTTTGGGTCGGGGAATTGAGGCCGGACGCTACCATGAGCGGCGCATTCATGGGGTAGGCGATCATTTTTAAACACTCGTTCAAAACGCCCTGGTTGATGCGTTGGTCCGCGCCGGTACTGCGGCCTATGCCGATGCCCAGACCGCAATTGTCGATGTTCCACCAGTTAGCCGTGACGTGGATACAAGTGTCGTCGTGCGCCTCATTGCGGATGGTTAGTTTCTTGCCTTCGTAGTAGAGAATCGTCTGCACGTTCTCACAGTCCCACCGCTCGATGAGCATTAGCGGCTTCAGCAAAGGATCTTCGGAAGTCTGCGAGCTAGGCGCTTCGGAGTGCGTCACCGCGCTGCCTTCGCTGCTCATGTTCTGCGCTACGGTGGTCGCATACGGTGCGTCACCGATCGGGCGCGAGAAGAAGAACGCCCGCAGCGTGGCCTCGTCGGGAATGTTCTTATAGCACTCCAGCTGCCGCATCTGTTGCAGATCAGCGAAAGTTACATAATCAATATCGACGCAGTAATTGCCGCTTAGATCGGGCCGGTTGGGTGTAGACCACTTTGGATCAAAGAGCGTGGTCCCCAACTTGCGATATTCAAAACACGGCCACGATTCGGTGACTTCCTTCTCGATCACATCGAAGTCGTCACTTTCAACCGTGTTGATTTTCTTTTCCCCAAACGGACTGTTGATGGTGATGGGGGCTTTCTTCCGCACGCGATATTTCCGTCGCACCGTGCGCGTGTCCCAGAATGCTTTTCCTATGCCGGTGCCTTGCAGACATTGGCAGTCGATCAGCAAGCCAACGTGATACTGAAAATTCATGCGCTGTAGCAGCTTCCCGATTAGCACCGTCCAGGCATCGGCCATTGTCTGCGTTGTGTTCTTCGATGGGCGCAGGAAAAAAGGCACAGTCTCGGAGAACAGAGCGCGTTTCACTTGCCGCGACATGGTGTTGCTGTTCTTCGCGACTAAGTAGCGCGAGATGCGCCCTGGTCGCCCGTGTTCGTTGTAGGGGTAACGGTCGAGGTTGGGCGACTGGTAGAGGATGTCGGTGTGCTGCCATTCGAGAAGCCAGAGGTTCGATTCAACGTAGTTCTTTGCCCTCTGGTAGTCCTGCCATGCGATCGTTGCCGCCGCGTCGTCGGTCCAGACCTTCGGAGCTGCTCCGCCCTCTGTGGTGGTCTCCTGGTGCGATCGGATGGGCAGGGCGATTACCTGGCCGGGTGGCATCGCTCCTGGGGTCGCTTCTCTCGCGTTGGTCGCCACGTTTTAACCGTCCAGTCCGTAGAGATTGTTCGGCAATCCAAGTGCATTGGTGCTATTCAGCGCTCTAAGGCTGGCCATACGCTCCGCCTCGGCCTTGTCCTGCATCAGCCGCCCCCCTCGCTGGCCAAAGGCCATACGAAACATTGCGTCTTGGCGGCGCTTCTCTTGCAGTGCCACTTCTTCTTCGCTGATTTCGCGGCGCATCAGCGAGACCGGCACGCGGGCCGCAAGCCTGCTGATTGCGTCCACGATGCCGTTTTCTTGCACCAGTCCAAAATGAACAAATTGGCGGGCGATTTCCGACTGCTTACTGAGGCCGGTTGAGATGTGAACGCGCCCTGATTGCATCTGCGGTTCCAGCTGGCGGAGCCGCGCCTGCCGCACGTTGTCGTCCTCTTCAAATTCAAACCACTGCAAGCGCAGCGCCACGTTGCGCTTGAGCGATTCGTTTTTGATGTGCGATTCCATGTACTCCGTGCCCGGTATGGCTTCAAGCAACAGGGTTGGAGTCTCGAAGTGCTTTTGCTCGCGGATGATCTTCTCCGCGAGGCCGGACGGGGTAAAGATGCCCTGCCACGCATCGAGAATGTAAATTCGCCCGTTCCAGATCCGCGCCGCCGCGCCCTCGGCGTGCTTGCTCATGTAGTCTTTGCCGCCATAAGGCAAGCGCCAGCAAATGACCGTCTCGCCCATCGGGGGGATGCGATCGGGCGACATGAGGACGCTGGCATACAGCTTTTCGCCAAAGGTGGAAACAGATCCGCCCTTGGGGTCGTTCTGCTGCTGCGTCATAAACGATTCGTAACTTTCATAGAACTTTTCGCGCAGCGTTTCGTAAGACAGCAATTGCGGGAAGTGCAGAATCACTTCGTCTTCACTAGGGAAAACCCCAGGCATGAGCGGCTCACCGCTGATGACGGTTAAAGAACCTCGAATTAAAACTTTCCAAGAATCTGGATTTTTGGCAATTTGGGTCAACACATCGCCGTACAGCTCGAAGGGGTGATACCGGGTGCCGCGAATGTTGATGTAACCGCCGTGCCGCAGAAGATTCTTGTTCACGTAGTACGTGTCAATCACGGTTTGGCGCGTGGTCTGCTCGGCGTGAATGCCGCTGTTGATGGCATCGCACATATCGTCTGGATCGATGATCCACGGGTGCCAGCCCGCCTGCGAAGTTTTGGGGCTGGTGTAGTCAAGCGTGTGATCCATCTCGATGATCGAGTGACAGGCGGTGTCCCATTTCGCGTCAGGCTTAGTTGACGTGACGATGTGCGGGTAAAGCGCCTGCAACACGGTCGGCGCGTTGCCTGGTCGCTGCCAGAAGAATTTCGCCACAGACAGCGACAGCGCCTCGGCCAGCGGTTGCGTTGCGGATTCGTTGAGAATCGTAATAAGTTCGGGAAAGGCGGCGATCCATTGCGCCTTGTCCACTTTGCCAAGCGTGCTCTTGAACGTGTGGCGGGGGTCGAGATGCAGGCGATACTTAACTGGGTGCTGATCCTCGATGCTTAGATTTTTATTTTTTGGGAAATAAAGATCGACGGCGGGTTGATGCAACTCGGGGATGAATTTATCAAACCCTAAAATCTCCGCCGCGAAAAAATGATCGCTCTCGAAGCGGTGGCGCAGTTCGTCCCCATATTCCTTATCCTCCGCGATCTGCGCGATGTAGATAGTTCCGAAGCTGGTATGCCTCGGCGCGGCGGGTTTGGATTTATGCGCGTCTGCGGGCCTCGGGAGTCTCGTCGCTGGCATTACTCAGGCCCGCCGCCCTGCGGTGGGGCTTCGCCGCCGCCAGCTCCGCCCTCGGGAGCTTCGCCGCCGCCGTCGCCGCCGCCGTCTCCCTGCCCCATTGCTTCCGGCGACAGGTGATCGTCAACGTGCTGGTGAAGGTCGGCCAGGTTTTCGCTGTAGCCGCCGAAACTCGAAGTCGGCGGATTGCCGTGGTAGTGGTGTTCGTGAACGAATCCGCCATCTTCGGCAATGTGGTGGGTAATCGCCCGCAGCTTTTTCTTGGGCGCTTTAGATCCTGCCTTTTTAGATTTTTCTTTTTCAGCCATCGCTCGCCCTCTTTCCCTGGGAAAAAAGGTGAGGCTAGACGCCAGATCAATGCCTAGCCCCACGCTCTAGCAACAAAACGGGACTAGAAGTTGACGGCAAATTCGTACAGCTTCACGTAATTGCCTGCGTTGGCTGCACCAGGCGTAACGCTGAGTACGAATTGCTGAACCGGATCTGTCGCCCAATTGGGCGCGACCAGGGCGGATGCAATCGCGGCTTCAGCTCCCAGGGTGAGATTCACCAGGGATTTGAACGTGCCCACGATATGCCCGCTCACGCTGTCACCGATCAGGTTGGCCTTGATGTAAAACGGCACGGTGCCGGTGACGGTGACCGGAGCCACGGCATGAACCAGCACGTTGCTGCCTGGTGTAAGCGAGCTGCCCGCGTAGAGGGAAAAGCCGATCGTGCCAGCGGCGGTGAGCTGCGCCAGGACGCCCGAAATCAGAATTTCGAACGGCATCCCTTCCATGATCGACTTGCTAGGAACGGCGAGGCAGAGCGCGGAGCTAGCCACGGCGGGATTGGTCAGTACCTGCTCGGAACCTAGCGGGCAAGGGAAGATCGACGGCAGGACGGCTGCGTTAACGGCTTGCTTGTTGATGGGAAGTACGTTCGCTGGCTGGCCCGCTGCGGATGGGCCTTGCGGTACGACCGCGTAGTTTCGATTTGATGGCACGGCACACCTCGGCGTAGAAGGTTTGCCGTCCCTCGATTGTGAGGATGCCCCAGACCAGGCAGCTTGTCAAGAAATTGCTGTTTTATAGTTTTTTAGCTTATACTTTGCCTGTTCCCCAGAACCCCGGCTTGGGTGGCGATGTTTGCGGTTACTTCTCTTGAACAGAAAAAACCCCGCAGGCGAATGATCCCCCAAGCCGGGTCTTACGATCCTAGTGAACCACGCACTCATTGCAAGCAGAACTGCCCCCGGTTGGATGCGTCGAAGCCCCAGAGTCGGGCACAGACATGCCGGTTAACACCGCCACTATCAAAGCTAGAGTCTCAAACATTTAAGCATTCTCCTTTTTAGTTTTTATGTTTTTAGTCTGAGAAGCCTACCTGCCATGCGTAGTCTTCCGCTGCTTCGCGGGTTGCGAAGTTCGATACCTGGCTCTCGATGCCGAAGCCGCGACGATCGGTTTCGACCCATCGGCTTCCTGACCAGGCCAAGGTCGGCGTTTGCGGGTCCGTCAGAATCCAACGGCCAAAAGCATTTTTAGTTACGTTGCACGCACTCATTTTTTAGTTCCCCTTTGCTAGTTCAAAAAACTTAAAACTTATCCCAGCTGGGACCGGCGCGTTGTTCTTGCGCGAAATCTCAATCATATGATTTAACTCCGCTTCCGTTATGCCCGCGTGATACCACCAGTACCAGTCACCCTCCCAGAAGATCAGCCCGCCGCTCGCCTCGTCCATCGTGACGTGTGCGTGCCGGTGGCCGCGCTCTGCGGCGCAGCTGAAAATTTTACCCAATTTACCCACAGGCGGCGATGGCTTTCCGCAGATCATAGTTTTTAGTTTTTAGGAATTAAACGCATCGCCCGGTCTAGATCGCGCTGCGCCGCCTCTACCGCTTCTGGCCCTTCCAGCGCCGCGTACTTGTCCAGCTCCGGTAACCCGCTGGCGATGCTGGCCAGAATTTCGTCCCGCGTGGCCGTGCGCCCTTCGCAGTACCACTCGACGCCCGCAGGCTTGCCGATCCTGAACACGTAGCCGTTAGACACACGTTGGAGCTTGTAGCTCGACGTGAACCACAACAGCGTTACGCCTGGGTTGCGCTGGATGAGTATGCCGCCCACGGTGTAGGTGTCCATCGAGCCGCCCTTGCCGCCGCCGATCGGACATTCCAGCGCCGCGCCGGTCACAGGATCGGCGGTAAGCTCGCGGCGCGTGGCGTGCGGGCGGCTGAGGAACGGGCAGGCCCTGGCGGAGTAGCGGGCGCAGTCGGGGTGCGACGGCGGCTCGGACGAGACGCGGTTAACGGCGCACATGGGGCCGATGACAAAGCAGCGGGCCGCGCCGGTCAGCTTGCCGCCGCACACCCAACACAGCCGCAGCGTGACCGCCTGCGCGAACTTATGCGAGTCCATGACGCGAAATTCCGGCTGGCCGTCGAACCAGCGAACGAACCAGGGGACTTTGAACCCGCGAGCCTCGGGCAGATTCTGCATCGCTCGCGGTATGGGAATGCTCGAATGGGGGCATTCGGCCATTGGGAATTACCTCGGGGTTGTGTAGGCGTGACAGTTGGCGCAGTAGCCGCTTATCACATCGTTTTCGTTGTGGCTGGTCATTCCGCACATCGGGCAGGTGATGCTCGGGTCCGTAAACGAGTCGTGGAAGTAACCTACGATGCCCCTAGATCGCTCAGAATCGCCCGTAGGCGCGTCGGCGGGCTTGCGGGCGGTGAATAGATCCCGGATTAGCCCTGCGGCCTCCTCCAGCGTTTCTACGCGCTTAAGCAAGTCGCGATCGAAGCGGTAGCGACGGATGTTGATGGCGACGATCAGCACACACACCACCAGGTTGACAACCACGGCGATGATCGTAAGGGCCAGCTGTAGTTTCATCGGTAGCCCTCGATCCAGCGCCGCACTTCGCGGGGGTTGCTGATCCAGCCGGGAACGATCATCAAGCCTATCCCCATCCTGTTGCCTACGTGATTTTCAAAGTGTGGGTTCTTGGTCATGTCCCTGAGCATTGACGTAAAGGCTTGTGGTGGATCGTGTGGGAGATAGGCCAAGGCGCGTTTCTTGGCTGCCGCTAGATACTCCTCATCTTCGAGCGTCACTGTCACGGGCGCACCAGCCGATGATTTTTAAACCAGTCCATCAGGGCCTCTGCGCTGTCATGGCAGAGCAGGTATTCGCCGCCCGTGGCCTCGACGTTTTCGCGGAACAGGATTTGCTTTTCGGTCAGCCTGCCGGTCCCGGCTTTAGCCTCGCACCAGAGCGCTACCTGCACGCGATTGGCGTAAAACTCAGCTCCGCTCATCTCCGTTCGCAGCTCGATGGTTGGCGTACACAGGCAGTCTGCCATCCCGCCATAGTGCTCCTCGCCAAAGCGATCAGTCCACGCGCCAACCCACATAGGCCGTATCCGCCCATCTTCCCCTGTGACCTCGAACATTCGCGACTGCATACGAAAGCAGGGCTGCCCGTGAACTGCCGCACACTGCATGATGGCGCTTACAACCGCGTTCGATGCGGATACACGGCGCGGGCCGCGTCCTGGGGCAACGTCGCGCTTGCGCGGGTTAAAGCTGCGTCTGCTGTCCCAGCTCATCGCTCGTGCCTCTCGATGAACTCTTTCATCGCCGCGATCACATCCGCGCGATCGGCGCTCGACGTGTAGAACATATTCCCGCCCTCGCCATACTGGAAAATCAGCAAAGCGAAGCCATAGCCGGGAACCGCTTCAATGGCATCGCGCAGCCTGTTTCCGATGACTGCGAGACGCGCTTCTATCTCGGGGTCGCGAACTTCGAAAGTCCCAAATTCTTTACTCACTGGATCAGCTCCCCCGGCTTAAAGTCCAAGTCGATCAGGGGCGCGGCCATGCGTGCGATCGACAGTGCCTCGGAAAAAATTTCTGTGGGGGCCATGACCATCAGCGCGGAGACCAGGGCAAGATAAAACTTCATCGTCTCGCTACTTCGCAAGTTCCCCACCGCTGCATCAAGCGCCGCCTGATTTGCGGCCTGATTCTCGGCTATGTCCATTCTCATCCCTTTTTAGTTTTTAGATTTTTAGATGCTCGTTTAAATTTACCACGCCCGTCCGTGCCTAGCAGTACCCGCCGCGCTTCGTCTGACCGGCAGCGGGCGAGCTGTTCCATGAATGCCTCGGTGAGTTTGCGCCGCTCGATCACCTTCAGCCCGTAGAGTTCGGCCAGTCGAGCGCGGGCGGCATCGGTTACGCCCTTCATTGCAGCCCCACTCGCATGTGTTGGGCCTGATCGAGTTTCGCCTGATCGATCGGCCAGCCGTCTACGTTGATCCAGTGCCCCTCCCTGATCCAGTTCCGCACGCCCCATCGAAAGCGCAAGTATGGGCCTAGCTTGATGAAATCTCCGTGGTTTTGGATCATCAGCCGCGCCGCCTCGGAAACTTCCACGCTGGCGAACTGCGCGTATTGCTCAAGGGCTCTGGTGATGACAGTGGCTAGGCGCTCGTCGGTGAAGTGGCACTCATGCATAACCAGCTGAGTTTCAACGCGCACCCCTTCCGGCACGGAAGGGTAGGGTTGTTTAAGTTCTTTACTCTCTTTAATACTCTCTACAGAAGAGGGTTGGAGGTTTTTCCTCCTAGTGGTTGGAGGTTTTCCCTCCTTCCGGTTGGAGGTTTTCCCTCCTGCCGGTTGGAGGTTTTCCCTCCTAGTGGGGGCGAGGATAGCCTCTTTCGCCTGAAACACCGCTAAGTAGTTGACGCAGAAGTGCAAAACGTTGTTTTGGCCGCGTGTGTCTTCGCGGATGAAGCCAGCGGCTACCAGCTTCGCCCGCGCCGTCTCCTGTTCCCATCGGGTCATGGTGGTGTCGGCGGTCCATTGGTTCCGGCTGTGGTAAACCCATCGATCGCCGCCTGCGTCGGGGGGCACTCGTTCGGCCAGAAACAACATCTGGCAGAGCATTAAACCAGCTGTGATACTGCCAGCCATTCGTGCGTAAATAGCTTGAAATGCAATTACTTGAGATTCGCTTAAAAGCCGCTGTCGGGCTTGCTCAGCTGTGACTTGCATGTATACACGTACCTCTCCCACGTCGCAGACGCGGGGGATTAGCGCGCAAAAACGCGATCTAAAAAAAACGTTAAGTTATCGCGGAGTTTTGAACTTGGGGGTTCGCGCTCCGGTTAAGCTGTCGAGCTGCACCTGCCTACTGCGCCGTTTTCCGACAACCCTACAGCTGCCCGAAGAAGAATCAAGGGAAACGGCGCAGGGGTGAGAGGGACAACTTAACCGGAGACTTTAAGACCTCTCACCCTTGCGTTTGTGTCGCCTAAAACTCTAAGTCGGGAGACGTAGAGCAGCCAGTCCGTTGCAAGCGGACGCAGACAGATTAGGCGAGAGTTCCACACAAAGGCAACCATTTTCCACAGCTTATGTAACTGCTAGGAACCAATGCGGTTAACGGGGGAGCACTAGCCGACTAGATGACCAGCCGACCAGCCAACTTAGAAAACTTAAAATGCTAAAATAATATAGAAATAGATTCTTAATATACGGTGTAGAGTTGACACGCCACCACGCCGTGTAGTATAAAAGAAGGCTAGATCGAGAGCTGCGCGGCAATTTAAAAGTCTAAAATCGAAAAATCTTAACGATTTAGAACTAAAAAACCCTC